TTGACCCACAGTTGGTCTATAAGGTTTGGCTCAGTCTGCTCCGCTTGAACCTTTACTAAAGGTTGGTCTATAAGGTTTGGCTCAGTCTGCTCCGCTTGAACCTTTACTAAAGGTTGGTGTACATTTCACACAATTTATTTAAATTTTGTAAATACTTCATCACCTTGTCTTGATCATCTTTTCCCATTTCTTTTACAGGCTTTCGCAAACAATCGATCTTTTCTAAAATCATGTTTGATGATTTCACATTATTCAAATCATTTTTATAATCATTATTAATAAAAAAATTAATATCGCCTTAAACAATCTGTTCAGAATAAGATCCAACCACATATTCATTAAACGCTTTAATAATTAGTTTAGGATTAATTTTTCTCACTTTGGATATAGCAGAATATAGTGTCGCAACATCTGTATTATCAGGAAACACTAGTTGAATATCTTTAACAAATTCTGAAAAATGATCATTAAAAGCTGTCAAAATTTGTGATTTATCCATTCGATTATAATTAAGTATAGTACTTTATTTAAATGATTTTAATTTTATTTATTGTTGTATAAAAAAAAATATAAATAAAAAAATCAAAAATTATCTTTTCATCGTAATATCATTATTCCGCTTTTGTTCCAATTGTTCCATTGATACTGCTCCTACTTTATCCGGTGTATACGTGTCTGGCGGTGTTTCAATCATACCTTGTCCGTCTAGCGACGCATAATGATGCTGTTGTCGCATACCGCCATTACCTTTGGCAGATAATGATTCATTGTCTTGATCTAAAAAACTATAATTATCGGAAACAACACCAAACGACCCCCCAGAAATAGAAAATGCTAAAGGTTCGCCATTGGTTTTAACTATATTATTTGTTTGTGCCGTATGTTTTGGTTCTAAAAATTTATTAATATCGCTACCAAACAATACTTGATGCCCTTTATTTAACAGTAGTACTGCGGGAACTTTTGTTACGGTCGGGGGCAGAAGAATTTCCTGTCCGTTTTCTAAAACTATATATGTTACACCATTACCTTTTTTTATACGTTTATCAATGTTTATGAAATGCATATCATTTTTAATATTTGATCTAGATAGTATTTGTAGAAGAACTTTACAATTATCACAAAAATTGCTATAATATAGAATAGAACTCATTATATACTTTTTATTATTTAAACAACGGCGTTTTTAACTTATTTATTCTTTTATTCTTTTATTCTTTTATAAAAAAAATAAATAGAATAAAAGAAAAAATCATTACTCTAAAAATTGATTTATAAATATGAATATAAATATTAATATATAATATATCATACATCATGAATCCAGTTGTTTCACAGCTTTCTCAAGAAGAGTCTAATTTAAAGTTTACCTTAAGTGGTGTAAATGTAAGTATAGCCAATGCCCTACGGCGAATCATGTTATCTGAAATTCCTACAGTTGTTTTCAGAACAACACCGTATGATAAAAATTTGGCTGTTTTTGAGAAAAACACAACACGTCTTAATAACGAACTTATTAAACAACGACTAAGTTGTATACCTATTCATATTACTGATGTTGATTTTCAATTTCAAAATTATTTATTAGAGGTGAATAAGAAAAATGAGTCTGATATAATTGAATATGTTACCACGGAGGATTTCAAGATTAAAGATATTAATCTCGGTACATATTTGACAAATGCTGTCACCAAGCAAATATTTCCACCAAATAAAATTACGGGAGATTATATTGACTTTGTACGTCTGCGACCGCGCATCTCAGCGGATATTGATGGAGAACAATTGATTATGACGTGTAGATTCGATATTGGATGGTCTGGTCAAGATAGCGCATTTAATGTGGTATCGACATGTGCTTATGCGAATACGCCTGATCCTATTAAAATACGCGATGCGTGGGCATTGAAAGAAACGGAATTGAAAAAGACCGGAATGACAGCAGAGGAATTGGAGTTTGCTAAAAAAGATTGGCATTTTATTGATGGAAAACGGCAATTTTTAGAAGATTCATTTGATTTTATTATTGAAAGTGTCGGACCTTTTTCAGAAATGTCTGTCATGCATAAATCTATTGATATAATGTTGGCTAAACTTAAAAAATTTAAAGACACTATTCAATCAGAGCCAGATTTAGTTGCTGTGTCTGACAGCACTATACCCAATTGCTTTGATGTTACTCTTAAAAATGAAGGATATACACTTGGAAAGGTAATCGAATATATTCTCTATTCTAAATATTATGGAAAAGCAGTCACGTATTGTGGATTTCGTAAACCTCACCCGCATATTGATATGTCAACCATTCGTATAGCATTTAAGGAACAAACGGATAGAATTAGTACAATTAGTTATCTGACTAGTTCGGCTGACGATGCTATTGTATGTTTTCAGAAATTATTGGGGGTATTTGGCAACACCAACATTTAATACAAATGAACATTTCAAAACGGCATTTATAATCAACCAAGTTCTTTATGACACTTTTTACATAACATCCAAACGCCATATTTGGAATGTCTTAAAACAAATGCGGTTATAAAGACTTTCATGTCAATTGGTATATTTGGTTCAGGATGAAATTCATCTAATACTTCTTTGGCTATCTCTTTTTTACCCTTAGTATGAGCTCTATCAAGACGCTCTTTTACTCCACAATTCTCACAAACATCTTTTCCAAGACAAGATTTGAATACAGTATTATGTATATTTCTAAGCTCCCCTGTATGAGAATTAATTATCTTCATATTATCACCAAGCAACAATACACCTTCGTATTTATTTAGCATTTTACTATTTGCTGCTTTTTCAACAACCGGTTTCTGTTCCGCAAGTCTTTTATCGGTCATAATTTTTGAAGCCATTATAAGATTATATTTAATGAGACCAACTAAATCCATTTTCGTATTCAATTTTTTGTAAAAGTACCGTTTTGAAATGTTCGTTGGTCTAAAACAACCTTTGAGAAAGGTTGCGCCAAATCAACCATAACCTTTAAGGAATAATTTAATCAGCAAATTTTACTTTTTTAATTAAAGTAAAATTTGGCGCAACCTTTGAAAAAGGTTGTTTGGCGCAAAGGTTGTTTGACGCAATATTATAGTGGCTGATTTGGCGCAACCTTTTCCAAAGGTTGTAATATAAATATAAATTCTATTAGTAATATAAGGTAATGGATATAGAACCTGTCCCAAAAGAAGAAGAAGAAGAAAAAATAAATATACAATTAGGAGATATTATAAAAATAATAGCACCAACAGATTCAATACTTAATAATCACACTTATTTTGTAAAATATCTAGATAAAACCAAATTATTATTAGTAGAAAAAAATGGAAATGAAACGTCCATTTCATTTGATGAAACAGGAAAATTAGACAACGAATCTATTACCAGTATAGAGATATTAAGTCGTGCTGATAGTCCCAGTTATGCTAAGCAACATAATTTGAATACTGGTGTGTGGATAGATGTCTATTTTGGTGGAGATGTACCAGTCGTATTTACAGGCAAAATTACCAATATAGAAGAGGATATGATTGAAATTACAACTTATCCAGAGAATGATGTTATTTTTATTGATTTTGGATTTAAAGGAATACCACTAGATTTACCGATAGAAAAAATATTAATTAGAGAAGCGCCGAGTGGTGTCGTGGGAGCAGTGCCATCGTTATTTGAAGGCACAGAAGTTGAAGCAAAAGAAGTTGAAGGCGAAGGCACAGAAATCGAAGGCACAGAAATCGAAGGCACAGAAATAGAAGAAGGCCGTACCGAAGCAGTGGGAAAGCCAGTTGAACTACGTACTCAATTACGTGATTTGATTTTAAGTGCGGATCAAATTAAAATAGGCACTCGTCTGGAAATGATAACACAGGAAGTTGAAGTTCAAGAATCAGAACAGCGATTCGGCATTGAAAAACAGACCAATGATTTATTAGATGAGTTATTGTCTACTATTCCCAATATTAAAAGAACAGAATCGGTATTAAATAATATTCATAAAATGATTGAGCGTTTCAAGCAATTAAGACAAGAATTTTCAACCTTTGATAATCAAGGCAATGCACTGATGCCGGCCATTCAAGGCGCCGATTACAAACCTTTAATTCAAACACTACAAAATTTTAATCAAAAATTATACTGGATATTACCAGTAGTTAAAAATAGAAAAAAATTATACGATATAGATGATTCCGCTGCGTTTGATAATGAAAATGCGGATTTTATACCGCTTACATTAGCTCAAAGTAGAATCGGAGAACAAGAAATAGTAGATAATTATTATGCCGGAGATTATCCAAGTGAAGAAAATAAGTATGCGTACATGATTAAATCATTGAATCCATATTTAACGCCTTATGATGAACCGTCCAACGGGGATAATGTAATATACAATACTGTAGTAAATGCGAATATTACTGCTATAATAAACAATTTAGATGATTTTAAATCATCCGTAGCAGGCAAAGGCGCCGGAACAGAATTACAGATTAAACAACGCAGATTTGTTATACAAAATTATAATCTTGGTATGACATCGTTAGACATGACACAAGTTAAAGGTGGTGATTTAATTTTCAAAAGAAAAAAACTCACTGAAAATGATAAATTAGCTATTAAATCATTTATCATGTTACCAGAAGCCACTGTCCGTTTTTCTCGTATAAATATGCCGTCTACCAATGTTTTAATTAAATCAAATCTAAATATGAATTTCTTAAATTATTGGAAAATGTTGAATCGAAAAACAACAATTTCAACAACAATAGTAGACAATTTAGATAAACCAGTCGAATATGAAGCTACACGATTCTTAGCAAATAGTAAAGAGTTTATTTTAGATGAGACGATTAACGATGGTGATAAATATAAAAAATACCTAGAAGCTATTATTCCAAAAACGCGCGTATTATTTGATATGGTAAAGCCTTATATTACTGGAAAACTATCAGTGTACAACGTATTATCCTATTTAGAACCGTTTATGATTTATCAGAGGGATTTATCGTTTAAGCAATATGAAACTATAAATGAATTTATCGCCAATAAAATAAACGAATTTATCAAAAATTATATTCTACATTCTAGAGAATTTAGTACATTGAACAGTTATGATACCGGAAATTTCCCCGTGCCCAATTTAATTAAATTATTTGAAGCCAGACAAGATTTACGGGAAAAGGTATTATCATCCTATGGAATTGATTTGTCACTGGTAAAATTGAGCAACAGCGAAATTATGAAAAAAATAAATGATATGGATTCAGGTAGATTATATAATAATGCTGTTTCTCTGATGATTATAACTTTAATGGGTGCTGGCGAGGGAATTCAAGATGTCATTATGATGAAAACACAGTTTGATAAAAATAAATCGGCAATTAAAGATAGTGCCCAAGCCATTAAAAACCCTTGCGCTAAATACAAGGTTATTGCAAAGCATTACATAGAGTTGGATGAATTGGAAGACGATAATAATAAAAATGTATACTTTGATAAAAAATACGATACTACATATTATGATATTATTAAAGAGTACAAATTTGAAACTACAGTCCCGTTGGAAGAGCGTGTCGCTATGCTAACCAAAAAAATAATGGAAAAGAATGGGTTAAATGAAAATGACGCACGTCGGGATGCACAAGCAATGGTGAACGGTAAACGACTGGTAGAGGATGGCGATTACGCAATATATGAATTTACAGGAATGGGTGAAGTAACATTTAAATATTTTATACGCGTAAATGACAAATGGATAGAGGACGACTCTATACCTCAAGACCTCATGGCCGATACCGGTAGAATGTTTTGTAATTTAAATGAGAAATGTATTCAAGTCAAGGGGGATTGTCATACTGCTGGTGCTAATGCTAATGCTGGTGCTAATGCTAATGCTAATGCTAATGCGGTTGGCGAAACAGCTTTAAAAAACAATAATTTGAAATTAATGATTGATGAACTGAACCCGTATAATATGCCTGATAATTCTTTTTATGATGAACTAGAAGACAATTTGAAAAAAATATATAATAAAATAAAAGAAGAATATGATAATTCGGAATTTAGAATTGGTAGAATAGCCTCTAGTAAATTAATTCAACTCTTTAAATATGAAGAACAGAAATTTAGAATTGGAGCAACGGCCGAAGAAAATATGACTGAAATGTCACCTTATTTAAAATTGAGAGATACAATATTAGGACAAGGTGATTTTGTGAAAAAACAGATTGAAATTATTAAATTTAAAAATCATTTCACACGTGATGCGAATATAGCTCCGACGGCAGCGGCTGATACGGTTACTGCTGAAAGTCCCTATTGGTGTTATTGTATTAAAACAAATACTAAACTATTGCCTACATTTTTCGTTGAAATTGCCGAAGCTTTTATAAAAAATGAGGACTATTATTCCGACGCAGTGATAAATATAATAGATATAATTTGTACCGATCAAGGAACAATTAGTGAAGACGGCAATACATGGGTAGATAAATACAGTGGTTACATTATACGCAATATTGATTTAAACACGGAAGAAGAATTTACGGACGATGGGTTTAAAGCCAAAACGCGTTCTGTAATTGAAGCGGATTTTGGCGAATCTATTTTACAGTTGAATAAATCGCAAAAACGGTTTGTCGATCCAGCGTCAGAAAAGGTGTCTAATATTATTTCAACATTAGCAAGAGAGATGGCGATAAATATAGATTCGCAGAGAGAGTTTATTATAAGTAATGTTATTAGTCAACAGGGATTAATGATGATGTCAAAAGATAAATATAATAAAGCCATTGCGGCTGCGGCTGAAAAAGGGCGAAAAATGGATGATTATGATACAGCATACAATAGTTTGCTGCTTAATTTATCACTGTGTTATTTTTTGATTGGAATACAAATCAGTATACCGGCAATAAAAACGCGTAAAACTTTTCCTGGCTGTATTCGCTCGTTTACTGGCTTTCCATTGGGAAATTCCGAAGATAAAAGCGCACTCACGTACGTAGCATGTGTAGCATTTAAAATTAGAAGTGCGACAGACACGTGGAAATCTATTATGAAAATGAAGGCCAAAGATATTGCTACCAGCATGGAAACAATTATTAATAAATATATTTTACAATCGGACGATATTAAAGCCAAAATCGAACGTTTTCAATTAAATAAAGTTGAATTAAAATCAGAAGAAGAGTATAATATTGGTAGATGGATTAATTTCTTACCGCCATTGTATTCGATTACAATCACAGCCGCTAATTTACAGAATATCACGGATGGTTTTAAGGCAGAACTGCTTACTGCTCTGAGAAAGGGATCGCCTGTTCAGCATGAAATGTTGAATATAATACGGTCAAAAATGATTACTTTATCGCTAGGTATTATCGAAGCCATACAAAAAACAGTAATTAAAAAATCGGCTATTATGACCAACAATAACGGAGAACCATATTTGGAAAATTCGTGTTGTTATGAGAATGAAACGAAAACATTACAATATTTTAGTAATGCTCATCCGGATATTATAACATTTAATAATAACGTGGTTAAATTAGGGGATGTATTAAATGATATTACCTATATGCAAAAAGCCGGAATATTTTATGATCCGGCAGATACAAAGTTTAAATTTCCTATTATTAGCGATGAATTTTCTGAAGAGGTCATTTATAAAGCATTTATTGTATTTTGTAAATATGGCAGTATGATACCGATAAGCGAAGAGTTGCGGGCGGTTTGTATTGAAAAGCCTGCTAATTTTAATGAGAATGATCCATTAAATGAGAATATTCGCAAGTTGAAAAGAGATGGTCATAATTATTCTGCGGAATCATTGGAGCAGTTGCTACAGATTGTCAATAGTAATAATTTGATAAAACAAAATCTTCAAAAAACAGCAGTGACAAATATTGAAGTATTGCGTGATATTTTGACTTCAATGGAAACGAGAGATGTAACGAATATCCCAAAGATATTTCGAGATCATTTTATGCGCTTGTTGGACAATTTTGAAATTGGTACGTTATTCGAAGATACCAAAGAAATGAGAGCTTTTAAAAATTATTTGGATAGTGCGAATAAATTAATGGTGGAAAATATTAAAACATTTATCAAAAAACCAGCGGGAACTAAATCTAAAGATGTAAAATATTTTAACGAATGTATTGAAAATATTGCCGAGTTTAAAGAAACGGGCGATGGTTTGTTTATAGACCGTGAAGATGAAACAATTTATAAAATGATCAACTATATTAAAAATTCATTACGGAGTTTAACGCGTGAATTTCCAAATATTATTTTAAATAAAGTAGACTATGCGGATGTTAATATTCCTGCTCATTGGAAATTATCGCAAATACATAATTCAGATTTAAAGTCTACTATTAAAAAACATTATGCTTTGTTAAGCGAATATTATAACGAGCCAGAGGTTGATTTGGTTATGCAGAAAATAAAAAAAATAACTCGTGATACTGAATTGTTGGCCAAACATACTTTATTTTTTGCGCCGATACAAACGGACACAGATAAATATATGTATTCTGTATTTGACCGTCGGTTGACCATAATGCTGTTTAAATTTTATTTTTATAGCGTGATTACTGATATTATTTCACTGAAAGATAACGATGAAATACTTATACAAAAGAAAATACAATCCACAAAGGGCAAAGGCATAGGAAAAGGCAAAAGCATAGGAAAAGGCAAAAGCATAGGCAAAGACAAAGATGAAGACGAAGACAAAGATGAAGACGAAGATGAAGATGAAAGTTATTTGTTATCTGTAGATTCTGCGAATGCTAAAAGCAACGGCAACATTGATACACTAGAAGTAGCTATTATTCAAGGTAATCAGCTGGAATTAGGAGTTAAGATTTCTAATATAATTATAACATTTACAACCATATTGTGTAATGATAAAAAAGTCATAGATTATAACTACAAGAGCTTAATGGACCGCGTTCTCCGCGCTAGAGAAAAAGAAAAAGATTACATTACAGATTATTTAAAAGAAATGAATCCTGAAGAACGTGATGTAGAAAAAATATTTAAGCAACATAAATTAGAAAGATGGAGCAAAGGCTTACAAAAAGGATTTGTTAGTTATGATAAAAACACATATGATGAAGAGCGTGAAATAATGGAAAAACAGGCTATAAATGAAAAAGCATTGGAAAAAAAAGGAGAAGCAGTGACGGATATGAATCGTGATATATTTATGATGGATG